CATTAGCTGTTGGTAAAGATTCAACTGCTAGAATTGATGAAAGATCAGACAAAGGTTACGCAACTCAAGTCTACTATTCTGCTGCATTCGGTGCAACTAGAATGGAAGAAGAAAAAGTTGTAGAAATCTTAGCTCACGAAGCATAGTAAATAAAATTTTAAGGGGTGGAAGCGAGAGTGGAAACCCCTTAAAGTGCATGAAAAAGATACAAGATTTAAAACCTGTAATGCATTTTAAAAAAGATAATTATGTATATAGGTATATTTTAGTAGACAGATTTCAAAATGATAGTAAGAATCATTATGGGTTTGACAGTAAAGAAGAGAGAACAACAGAAGAAATTTTTGCTTTAGAAAAAGATAGACAGATAAGGCGAAAATATATTATAAGGAAGTAGTATGGCATCAGTAGTAGACATTTGTAATGGAGCATTAAACCAACTTGGTGCATCAACAATCTTAACACTTACAGAAGATTCAAAGAACGCAAGACTTTGCAACGCAAGATACACACAAGTTAGAGATAGTTTATTTAGATCTCACCCATGGAATTGTTTAATTAAAAGAGTTGAACTTGCAAAAGATACAGAAACTCCTTCATGGGGTTTTAGTTATCAGTTTACTTTACCTGCTGATTGCTTGAGAGTTTTAACAATTTTAAATTACGATTATGATTATAAGATTGAAGGTAGAAAGATTGTAGCAAATCATGGAACAGTTAAGATACAATATGTTGCAAGAATTACAGATCCCAATCAATATGATGAGTTGTTAAGAGAAACAATATCTTCTGCATTAGCTGCTGATATTGCATACGCAGTAACATCATCTAATCCTGTTGCTTCTAATATGTATAATTTATTTCAAGATAAATTAAAAGAAGCTAGATTTGTAGATGCTACTGAAGGTTACAATACTAATCCAGATAATGGTCAAGCAGATGTAATGGGAGCTTCTACTTTTATAAACTCAAGGTACTAACCTATGGCTAGAGTTGCTGTTCAATTAACGAACTTCACAGGTGGTGAATTATCACCTAGGTTAGATGGTAGAAATGATTTACAAAAATATCCTACAGGATGTAAGACTTTAGAAAACATGATTGTGTTTCCTCATGGAAGTGCAGCAAGAAGAAGTGGCACACAGTTTGTAGCAGAAGTAAAAGATAGCTCTAAAGAAACAAGATTAATTCCTTTTGAATTTAGTACAACACAAACTTATATGCTGGAGTTTGGTAATCAATACATTCGTTTCTACAAAGATGATGGTCAAATATTATCTAGTGGTTCAGCTTATGAAATATCATCACCTTATTTAGAAGCAGAACTATTTGATATTAAGTTCGCACAATCTGCTGATGTTATGTACATTTGTCATCCTAATCATCCAGTAAAAAAATTATCTAGAACAGGTCATACATCTTGGTCATTAGCAAGTGTTGAATTTACGAATGGTCCATTTATGGATCATAATATTGAAACAACAACTATGACAGCATCACATACTAATGCTGGTCATACAGGTACATTAACCTTATCATCAACTACTGGAGTTAATTCTAATCAAGGTTGGTTGGCTACAGATGTTGGTAGATTAGTTCATATTCTTGATGGTCATGTAAAAATTACAGGCTACACATCATCAACTGTAGTAGATATGGAAGTGTTATCTGATATATCAAATGGTTCATCTACAACTGATTTTGCTTTAGGTTCTTTTAGTTCTACTACTGGTCATCCTTCTTGCGTAACTTTCTTTGAACAAAGATTAGTATTTGCAGCAACCTTATCTCAACCACAAACATTATTCTTTTCTAAGTCTGGTGATTATGAAAATATGGATGATAACTATCATGGAACAGTAGCAGATGATGATGCTATTATTTATACGATTGCATCTAACCAAGTAAATGCAATTAGATTTATGACAGCTACAAGAACTTTAATCATTGGTACTGCAGGGGGTGAGTTTGCAGTTAGTGGTGGTGGTACTGATATTGCTATTACACCTACAAACATATTAATTAAAAAACAATCTAACAATGGTGCAGCAAATGTAGATGCTCTAGCTGTTGGTAACGCAACTTTATTTTTACAAAGAGCTAAAAGAAAATTAAGAGAACTAGCATACAACTTTGATGTTGATGGTTACATAGCTCCAGATCTAACTATCCTTGCCGAACATATTTCAGAAGGTGGATTTAAACAATTATCATATCAACAAGAACCTAATCAAGTTATATGGTGTGCTAGAAATGATGGTCAATTAGTTGGTCTAACTTATCAAAGAGAACAGCAAGTAGTTGCTTGGCACAGACATATTTTTGGTGGTGCGTTTGGAAGTGGTAATTCAGTTTGTGAAAGTGTTGCAACAATTCCTACAGATGATTCGGAGTATCAAACATGGGTAATTATAAAAAGAACAATCAATGGTGCAACAAAAAGATATGTAGAATTTATTAATCAATATGACTTTGATGAAGCAGATGATACATCATTTAACTTTTTAGATTCACAATTAGCTTATAATGGATCTGCAGTTACAACTATATCTGGTCTTGCTCATCTTGAAGGTCAAACAGTTTCAGTATTAGCTGATGGTGCAACACATCCAGATGTTGTAGTTAGCTCTGGAGAAATAACTTTAAGTAGATCTGCAAGTAAAGTTAAAATTGGATTAAGCTATACATCTTTATTACAAACAATGAGAATAGATGCTGGTTCACAGAATGGTACATCACAAAGTAAAACTAAAAGAATCTATGAAATTACTGCTAGACTTTACGAAAGTATTGGTGTGGAGATTGGTCCAGATCTAGATAACATGGAACGAATACCATTTAGATCTTCAGCTAACGCAATGGATAGTGGTATCAATGTATTTACAGGTGATAAAGAAATAGAGTTTAGAGGTAACTACGAGACAGATGGTTTTATATTTGTAAGACAAAACCAACCTTTACCTTTGACGATACTATCTTTATATCCTAAACTTCAAACTAACGATGGATAGAATATTAAATATAGTAAGATATACAGGAGAGCATGGAGCATACATTATGAAGCAACAAATGAATCATACATTAATGGATAAGGATATGGAGTTTGATGGTAACGCAAAGAACCTAGAACAAGATAACTTAGCATTTACAGGTATGATTGATGGTAAACCTATCTTCGCTGCAGGTATGAAAATTATTTGGAATGGTGTTGCAGAAGGTTGGGTGTTAGCTACTAAAGATGCTTTAGATCATTCATTACTTGTAGCGAAAGCTATAAGAAAAGATTTTGCAAGAATTGCTAAAGAAAATAATATCAATAGAGTTCAAACTGCTGTAAGAGCTGACTATACAACTGGCTTAAAATTTGCTAAGTGGTTAGGTTTAGAGGAAGAAGGATTAATGAAAAAGTTTGGCTTTGATGGTTCAGATCAATATATGTATGCGAGGTTATTCTAATGGGTTGGGTAACAGCAGTAACATCAATAGCAGCAGCTCAACAAGCATCAGCAACAGGAAAATATAATCAAGCTGTTCAAGAAAGAAATGCAGTTATTTCAGAGCAAGAAGCTGAAAGAATAGAACAACAAAAAGAATTTGATATAGCTAGATTTGAAGATAGCTTTACAAGATTACAAGGTGAAACTAAAACTAAAATTATAAAATCTGGTGCAGAACTTTCTGGTTCTGGATTAAGAGTAATGAGATATAACGCTGAACAAGCTGAAATAGAAAAAAATATTATAGCTTATAATGCTAAAGTTGCACAATCTCAAAAACTTGAACAAGCAAACTTTGCTAGAATCTCTGGTAATGTAGCAAGAATGGAAGCAAGACAAGCTGAACTAGGTTACTATGTTCAAGCAGGTCAAAGTTTATTAAGTAATTATGGATAAATATTATGCCTAAGATACCAACATATACAGCACAAGGTAGACCAACTACAGAAGTTGGTGGTATTAGATCTAATATAAAATTAGATCCTACTAGAACAATAGCATCTGCATTACTTCCAGCAGCAAAAGCTATTGATGATTATCATATTAAACAAAGAGATAACAATGAAAAGCTAGAAGCAAGAAAAACTTTTTATGAAATGAAAGCAGAATCTGACAAAATTATAGAAAGCTATAAAAATAATTCAGATGAGTTTGCTTCTGTTAATGGATATAATAGTGAGTTTGATATTTATAAAAATCAAAAATTATCTCAAATAAAAAATAAAAGAGTTAAAAAAAGATTAGAACTTTTGCTTGCAGAAGATCAAGCAGAAAATGTTTATAAAATAAAAAAAAATTCGTTTGATGCTTTTGAAGCAAACGAAACTCAAACTTATAATGATGGTCAAAATATATTAGCTAATGAATATTCTTTAGCAACAAATCAAGATTTAAAAAATATAAAATTAAATAAGATGCTTGATCTAGCTGCAGAGCATGGAGATATACATCAAAAAGGTGAAGCATGGTTAAAAGAAGAAACAAATAAAATTAAAGCAAACGCTGAACTATTTGAAGTTGATTCAGCTTTAGCAAGAAATGATTTTGCCACAGCTACAAATATTTTAAGAGGTTCTAAGAGTATAGATAATGAAGATGTAGAAAAAAGAATAATAAAAATACAAGAGCAAGAAGGAGAATACAATGAAATGAATTACTATATAGGTAATTTGGTTGAAGGTAATAATCTTCTTATTGGTGCAGATTTTAAATATGTAGATGAAAAAAAAGTAATTGAAGAAACAGATAAAAGATTAATAGCTACAGCAAATGCAAATGAATTAAATGATGAAGTTAAATTTGCTTATGTAGATGAAGTCTTTGCAAAGAATGGCATAGTATCTCCTTACTATGAGGATTTATTTAAAGCTGGATATAACACAGGATCTACAACTACTTTTGATAATCCTTCTGATGTACCAGATACTTTAATTCAATCAGTTAAAGCTGCAGAAATAGCAGACAGAACTGGTAGATTAAATGTTTATACTAATCCAGAAGAAGAAAGATTCTTTCAAAATGTAATTGCATTAAAACAAATAAATGGATTTAGTGATTTTGAAGCAATAAAAGCTGCCAAGAATTTTGAAATGAACTATGATGCAAACATCATTAAAGGTGCTAGCAAACAAAAAAGATTAACTTTAGATGATGTTCAAACATCTAGTAAATTTAAAGAAACTGGTGCAACAAATCTTGGAGAAGTTAGAGGTTATGCTGGTAGACTTTATGATATGTATATTAATTTGGGTATTAAAGATGTTAAAGCAAGAAAGCAAGTTAAAAAAGATTTAGAAAATAATATAGTTGTTGAAGATAATCATGCTTATTTAAAAAGAGATATTGTTGCTTTTCAAGCAATAGATGGTCTTCAAAATGTTAAACTATATAAAGAAATAATTATTAAAGACAATTTAGAAACAGGTGAAAATCCAGATGATTTTTATTTACAGCATAATGGTGGTGGTCAATTTGAAATTAGAAGAAAAGTAGATCTATCTACTGTTTTTGGAAAAGATAATAACCCTCTTATATTTTATAATAAAGACTTAATAGAAATAAAAAACAAAAGAGTTAAAGATGTTAAACTTGATATTATAAATTTATCAGACGAAAAACAAACAAACAAAAAACAAACTACTAGCGAATTACTTACAGTAGAAGGATCTTAGTATGTCTAAAGGAACTAATTTAGATCTTCTTTTAAGCACAGATTATTTAAGCACACAAGATGAAAAACTTTTAAAAGCAG